TACCCTTTTATCAGTTCTTTCTTCGACCCAAATTTTATTGACAACGTGTTTGATGGAGATTTCAAGGAATTCGATATGCACCAGAACACTTGGTTGAAAATGAGCAGCACTCGAGTGTTCCGAGAAATAGCACGAACTTGTGGATGGGACCCTACTGATATAGATCACCTTACCAAAGTGGCAGCCCTGACGATCGCTCCCATGGTCAATGTCGGAGGATACATTGTGACTCTCATGAACTTATTCCTTTCTGGGATCCTGTGGACGGCACTTGGTAACGGAGAACATACGTCTATTCTCATGCGGTGTAGTTTCATCATGTATTGCGGAGAAACCGGTTTTAAAGGAGAATTCACCGATCACTTCCGCATTGGTACTCTGGGAGATGATCTCAAAGGAGCCTGTTCCAAAGAGATTCGACAACATGGGTGGACACCCGAACACTTGCAGAAAACTTGTGCTATGATGGGTTTGACCATCACCAATTCTGCGAAGAACGGCCCCCCAGGTTTCATGCATGCAGCAAAATCTTCTTTCTTGAGTTCAGTTACTCATTACCACGAGGAAACTGGCATGAATGTCAATGTGGTTGGCCCAGAGTCTTATCTGAAATCCTTTCACTTATTTCTCCCTTCTAAATCCATTACTTATGATGAGTACAATGCTGACCTGACTCGATCAGTTTTGATGGAAACTTACTACGGAGGAAGACAAGCCTATGATTGCATGAGAGACAGGTTATTGAAGTACTTCGCAGAGATAGACATGCCATACTGCTCTGAACTACATGACGACTACGATGCCCGCACCGTCAAAGAGTTGGCAAAAATTGGAGGTTTCCAAAACCAACCCAGGTTGGTACAGAACTCAGAACTCGGAATGGATCTGATTCGAGAGTATGATGCAATTGATGATTCAATGATGTCTGAACTCAAGAACATAACTCGGGAAGAGTATCTGGCTTGCGCTGACAAACATGAAATCAAAGACTTATTAGTCAAAAAGAAAGAAGCGAGATTGATATTTGACTGTGAAATTAATGGATTCAAGACATAATGAGAAGCGATTGCCCCA